ATCGAATAATGTGGCGAATTGTTTGAACACTTTCATACATTTGAAAAATAGTGTTAGGATACACTTTACGGGTCACCATTTGACGGCCAATCTTTTCCAAATCTTTGACCAATTTTAATTGGCTTCGAACTTCTTTTGCGGTTTCAATAGGAATTTTGGCATAACACGCTATTTTTTCATATTCTGTTTCCAACCATACTTTGTTAGTAGTTGGGTTTGTAATCTGTTTGTAAAACATGCGCCGACCCATTGCAGTGCAACATCGATTTAAAAAGGCGGCCACGGAAGACAATTGTCCCGCTTGTTTTCCATCATTTGATAAATCATCTACAATATTCAACTGTTTTAAAGTATGATTCGCTAACACAACTCGATGTGTTGAATTGAAAAAATGAGGCAACTTAATTTTTTTGACTAAGTCGGGATTTCTTTCTTGCAAAAAATGAAGAAGGTAGCAAAGTGAATAGGTTCCCGTAGGATACATCTGAAACTCTTTACAAATGGCATACGATTCATCTCCATAAAAAGTGGATAGCAAATGTGTAATGTATGTTTCTTTTTGACATTTATCTAACAAAGAAACGGGTTCTTTGTCTGAATGTACAATATGAATAGAGTTTGTTTTTAGTCCCAAATATTGAATTATTTGATTTGTTTCTTTATCTGTTAGGTAAGAAATAATGATGGCTTCGCTTGGTGAAATAACGGACACATATCTTTCCAATTCATCAAAGGTCGTTGGGTTCATTAGGAAAGGAGTATCGTATTCAAAAATACATGATTCTCCCGTAAAAATATGAGCACTTGAAATGCCACACACTAATTGCGGGGTTTTGCTGAATAAGGGAGTATAAGTCGATAACCAAATGCAAACAGTGTTGTTAGACAATTCTTTTGATGTATCTGTATCAAAAGAAATAAATGTTCCGGGCGAAAAGACGCCATACAATTCTCTTGTAATTGCTTTTGGGTTTGTCATATTTTGAGTATAAACGACGGCTGTGTAACCGTTTTGAGTGGCTAGTTTAAGGTATTTATCGAGCGAGTAATCTCGAAACCCCGCCATCACAATGTCCCCATCTTTAATGGAAATATTTAGTTGCACCATTTGTGTAAAATCGTACACATTGCTTTTAGTAATCTTTTTTGTTAGTGGGTCTTGAATTCCATACATTTCAAAGAAGGCGCCCACTTGATATAACAAAATAGTGGTTTCACCATATTTTTTAATTGCATCTTGAGTTATTTGAAAGTAAATATCGTAAATAGGAGGCATATTCTGTATATCATATTAAATTATATTTATATACTAACAACTAACAAATATAATGCAAATGAATACAAACAATGTGGTCGACCTATTTACTTGCATAAAAGAAGATACTGAATCCATTATATCTCCAAATGTTCAAAAATGTTTACAACACATTATTCGTGGCACTTATTTTAAACCAATACGCATTTATAATGATATTATAAGTAATAAAATTTCAATTGGGTTTAGTAAAAAAGAGTATATTGTAATTCATAATGAGATTGTGTATCAAGTAAATAAATCGTTTATTGCTGAACAATTAGAACTTATTGCTTTGTTAGTCTATATATAAATGCCCCCATTGAAATAGGTGTCATCAATGCAATAATTGAGCCACCGACTCCCATAATACATGTATTAAAAATAGCATTCGCTATTTGGTTTGTTAATGAAGACCATTTTGTATTTTCTAGGCTTCTAACAAAACCATATGTTCCTCCCGTAATAAATCCAATTTTCATTATTATCTCGATTGGTTTCATAAAAGAATAATTCATTCTTATAATATATGCGGGTGTTTTTACATCTTTTTAAAACAAATACAAAATAATATAATGATATATTATTATGGAAAGAGATGAAATTATTCAACATGTTGAAAACATATTTTCTAACTTTATAATTGAAGAAGTATATGAGGAGGAGGAAGAAGACCCAACCTTAATTCAGTTTAATATTTGGAATGAAGATGAAACGTGTAGATATATTTATTTTGGAATCATGTTATTTGACGATAATTTAATTACAATTGATTATGTTGAAAACTGCGGTCAAATGGGAATAGGAACCATCATGATGGGTTTGATTGAACAACTTGCAAATGCGATTGGAAGTAAAGCAATTGAATTAATTGAACATTCTCAAATTATTATGAAAACTAAAAAAATGTCAATGTCAATATCCCTATCATTATTAAATACACTTAAGTCTGGACAAAGTTGGTACAATTCTAAGGGATACATTTGTAAAAATCTATCTCAAATGCAACATTTTGAACGGGTTGCACAAAATACTTATTTTATTCAGTTGATGCACATGAATGAAATTGGCATTGACCCCAAATTATTATCTAAAATTCATAAAAAAAATCCACTGTTAGACCCAAGTATAAATGTTCAAACCTATTTTACAATTGTTTCTGAAATATTAAAAAATTGGAAAGATTGTAAATATTTAAAATCATTAGTAGACTTAATTAACATGATAGATGAATTAAAAGTTGTGGATATAGATTGTAAAAATGATGCCATGATAAAACAACTAATTGTAGGTGCAATTGTAAATAAAAAATATAGAAAACAATCTAGAAAACATAGCAAAAATAAACCCGTAAAAAAACGTACTAAAAAAAATAGATAAATTTATTTTATTCCACATTGTGCGTAGTTTTCACCCATTCTTGCAATAAATGTTTTTCACAATTGCGATAGTCTCCCACAAATCCCGCCAATTTGAAGAATTTGGGTGTTTTCATTTTGTTAGTCTTGTAGTAAATGTAATCTCCAAATTTTCCATTACGGATACTAACATTTTTACTAATTTCCCTAACAAATGCCACACTTACTTTGGGATTCATGATTCCATCTTTTTCTAAAATCTGGAATACCTCGGCATATGTAATATTCTCGATTGGGCGATTGCCAAATGATTGCATCGATTTGGAGTTTGACCCCCATGTGACATATAATCCAAACTTTCCACGACGAATCACCAATTCTTCATTTTGATATAATCCCAACGTTTTGTTAGTTGCTTGTTCTAACACCTCTTCCAATGTTCTTGGAACAGACATATCAATATCCTTTTTAGCTGGTTTAAATGAAACTTTCCCATCATCATCCGTGCATTTAATGACTGGACCATTCTTTCCAATAATATATTCGTGATGGTCATCTATTCGAACATTATATTTTGTTTCGGATGGCATCATTGAACCAAGTCGATTTATTTCTGCATAACATTGAGAACATACCTCTGTCCAACTAACATCTCCATTGGCCACCAAATCTAACAACTGTTCCATCCTTTCCGTATAAGAATATTCAAATAAAGAAGAAAAATGTTCTAACAAAAATTCAATAACTGTAATGCCAATTGGTTGTATCACCAGTTTATTCTTTTCTGCCCCAAATTCGCGTTCGGACACAATCTGTTTTAAAGGTGACTCTGGTTCTAACAAATATTCACGACATTCTATTTTCTTCCCTTCAATATGCTGTTTCACAACATACTTTCTTTCTTGATTCTTGTCTACAATAGAAGAAAAGGTAGAAGGTCGACCAATTCCCCTTTTTTCTAACAATTGCACCAAATAGGCTTCCGTATAATGGGCCTTTGCACAATGAACCACTATTTCCGCGGTTATTCGATTAAATGAAATGGGAATGCCTTCTTTGATTGTCATCAAGTAATCATAATACGATGATTCTTTGGTAGGTGGTTTCACCTTTCGCCATCCTTCAAAAATAAATTGTTCACTTGTAAACACGTATTTAGATAACGGTGCAGTCAGTTCTGCCGTTATAGACATTGCAACTGCATCAGACATGCAACTCTCAATTGTGCGACGCCAAATAAGGTTATACATTTTGCCAGCTTTGACGCTAACAGTATCGGCGACTTTTTTTGTTAGTATACATGTCGGCCTTATTGCCTCATGAGGAGAGTTTGAGTCGGATGGTTGAATTGTTTTACTAACAAAATCCGCACCATACTCCGTGCCAATATATGCTGTCAATGTTGCCAAAAATGGCGCACTAAAAGAAGCACAATCCGTTCTCATATAAGTAATATATCCAGCTTCATATAATTCTTGACAGCATTTCATCGTCTCTTTGGGAGAATAATTGTATTCATTGCTCGCCGTTTGTTGCACAGTAGAGGTGGTAAATGGGATGGGTGCTTTCTTTGTCTTTTGAATAGGGGAACTTCTGGAGAAAAGATGGTCATAATCTCTAGAATTTTCCAGAAATGTTTTCACATCCAATTCTTCGGATATTGGGTCGTTCAATTTGAAAGGAATCGATTTATTTGAAAAATAACCTACAATGGCATATGCCTTTTTGTTAGTGCATTCTTTATTTTCAACATAGTTTTCATAGATAAGACGCAATGCGGGAGTTTGACAACGACCCGCCGACATACCATATTCATATGTTCTTGAGATAGATTTCCATAAATGAGGTGTTATAGTGAATCCAACTAACAAATCTAATACTTGACGAGCTTGTTGGGCGTATACAATATTCATGTTAATTTTAGTTGGATTTCTTATTGCATGCTGAATAGCGGTTTCTGTTATTTCGTGAAAAATAATACGTTGTGTTGTTAAGGGAGATAGGCCAAACAGTTCGCAAATAGAGAAGGCAATGGCTTCCCCTTCTCGGTCTGCATCGCATGCCAGAATTACTTCCGAAGCACAATCAATTTCTTTTCTCAGTTTTTCAATCTGTTTTGGTTTATAAACATCGCTTATCACACTATAAGTTGGTTTAAATCCATTTGCAATATCAATATCTTTAAGAGACGCAATAGTTCGTAAATGACCAAAACTGGCAACACATTTGTATCCCGGACCTAGGTATTTTTCTATGATTCCACATTTTGCGGGAGATTCAACAATCACTAGAATGTTCATATTTGTTAGTATTTTATATAAAATTACCTTTATATAAAAATTAAAAGCTAAGAGCTAACATTCATTTTGAATTGTTTCCATGTAATGGATGACCCCGAATTTTGCTGTGTTTCTTGACGACCATCATTTAATTTATCTGCTTTTCTTAGTGCACTGTCGACATATATCTTTTTCAATAAAGTCCCCACTTCAAATGACCCTTCGTGCTGGTCTAATTCGCCACGTTCAATTTTGTCAAGGACATCTAGAAACTGAAACAAAATAACCAAATCAATCTCGTCTTTCTTTATTTTATTATAAATGTCGGTGTAATTAGAATATAAAAAATAACACTCACGGGAAGCTTCTTCATTAAACTGTGCCAAGTCATTTTTGTGTTTATTCTTTAGAAATATCATCGTCTTTACATTCTCTCGCAAAGAACCACTATGTTTTAAAGTGCGTATAGTTTCAGTTTGGTCAGCCACATTATTTGCTTTAATCATTTCTTGCAATTTTAATCTAGCAGTATCGTCCATTATTATATGTCTTTCATTTATTCTTTAATCTATTTTAATCTATTTATATTATAATGCCAACCACCAAAGAAAAGCGACAAATGTATCGGTCTCGGATTAAAACATCCAAATGTAGAGGGGTACCACCAAACCCTTGCCAATTAAAAGATGAATGCAAGTATACAAATGGACGTGTTAGACAGTTTTGCAGAAAGAAATTCAACACACGGTCTCAAACTCAAACGTTAAGCACGGGGTCATCCAGCGCGGATTCTAGATTTTCTATTCTAAATTTACGCAAAATGAAAGACATTGTTAATGACAAACGATTAATTAAAACAAGGATTCAACCTACCACTCAAAAAAGAAAAGGTGTCAAGAACTTTTTTGGATTAGATGATTTTAGACAGTCTTCTTCTGCTACACCTCCTAACAAATTGTTTAAAAAACCCTTAGCATTCAAGGGAAAACAGCCAATCAAACCAAACATGAATCTAGATGATAATGATAATTCATTCTAATACTTATATACTAACAAAATTGGGTTATTCTATTTCAAATAAAATAACATTTTTATATATAAATGTCCCCCACTGGTTCACATTGGTTAAATTTTGTATATGTCAATGTTGGGTTTTTAATGGTAGGGGTTATCATGGCTTATGTAATTTCTGTCAAAGCAATTAAAGACAATTGGGGTAAATACCGATGCAATCCTATGTTTATGATGTTTTCCGATGACATTGCGGGCGATTTTCAAAAATGCATTGCCAAAACGCAAGAAGTGTCATTAGGCACTATGATGACGGGATATGTAGACCAATTGAATGAAGTCAATAATGCTATTTCAGAAAACGCGGCTCAACTACAGAGCACCCAATCTAATTTATCTGACTTTCAAATTGGAATGGATGCTGATTTTGGCGGGGTTTCATCTATGTTTGAAAATGGAGCAATCGAAATGAAAAAGGTATCTTATGGATTATCCGATATTATGGGAAAAGTATCTGGGGTTGCCGCTACTTTATTGTATGTGTTAGATGGAAATATGAAAACAATGAGTAGTATGTGGAAAGGTCCACCTGGACAAGTAATGCGAAGTCTAGGTAAAATTGGTCACTGTTTTCATCCATCTACTCCATTAGAACTCAAAAATGGGGAAATTGTATCCATGGAATCCATTTCTCCGGGAATGATTTTAAAAGACGGAAGTAGAGTAGTTGCCACTATGAAAGTGGATAATAAAGAACCTTTAATGGTAATGGATGGTGGC